AACGCTTGGTTCAGGTAAATTCGCTATTCGCGAAATTGTTTGTTTTTCTTGGGGGGGCTTTTTCTTTTCTTTCTTTTTCTTTTTTACCTTTTTTTCTTTTTCTTTCTTTTCTTTTGATTTATAGTTATTACTTTATATATTAATATAACTATTAATAATTAGGTCTTATCTTAAAAAAATTAGTAACTTTGATATATGATAATTCTACCTGCTCAAATTGAATCAATCAAAAGTCGCAAGGACAAAACTACGGCCATTGTGATAGGCACTAATGAACTTACTCCAGTTACTGCAGGTCAATTGTTCTCTTTGCAGAATTCATTTGTCTATTGTGCGATAAAAGAGGAAGAATTCGCTACTAATGAAAGGGACATCTTAAATGACCTTAAAGCGGACTTTGAGATTGAGCGCAAGAGTAATGGTCAAAGGTTGAGAAACATCCTCTATAAGCTATGGGAAAACGATAAGGAGGGATTCCTTACCTTTACTAAGTACTACGACCATAAGATGGAGCAACTCATCAACCACTTTAAGACTAAGTTGGATTTGTAAATATCAAATTTTAACAAATGAATCTCAGCGAAAAAATAACCATTACCAATGAAGATAACATGGCATTGATGGCTCGTTATCCTGATGGCTATTTTGACCTTGCAATAGTTGATCCACCTTATGGGATTGAAAGATTTAAGAAAGTAACTACTAGACCAACCGAAAAAGATGTACACGCTAAAAGGTTTCAAAGAATGGAAACAGTAAATAATACGAAGCCAAATGATTTATATTGGAACGAATTGTTTAGAGTTTCAAAAAATCAAATTGTTTTTGGTGCAAATAATTTTAATATGCCACCAAGCGAGTATTTTTTAATTTGGGATAAAAAACAAGCAATGCCAAACTTCGCAAGATGTGAATATGCATGGGTTTCAATGGGATTAAAAACACCTGCAAAGATTTGTGAACATTCAATACACTTGCATAATCAAACAGACAAAATACATCCTACTCAAAAACCTGATTATTTGTATAAATTTATTTTAGATAACTATGCAAAAGACGGAGACAAAATACTTGATACTCACTTGGGTAGTGGATCAATAGCCATAGCCTGCCATGATTACGACTTTGAGTTAACAGCGTGCGAATTGGATAAGGAATATTACGATAACGCAATAAAGCGAATTAAAAGCCATATGGCTCAACAAAAATTATTTTAGTATGGGATTACCAAAAGGACAAACCAATAACCCAAATGGCAGACCAGTAGGTTCTAAGTCTGAAAAAACAAAGCAATGGGAATCATTGGGTGAATCAATCACCGGTCAACAAGCGGAGCAGTTCAATGCGTTCTTGGATAAGCTATGGGGTAGTCGTAATGATGAGGACAAAATGATAGCATCTGAACTTTATCTGAAGACTTTGGAATACTTCAAACCAAAGCAGGCACGCAATACGATTGTAGGCGATGCTGATGCTCCAGTTCAAATAATCATATCGGATAAATTATGAAGCCCAAAGAATACGCAAATCATTTAGTCCATAGCTTTAAGCCTATGGTAAGGTCAAAGATGTCTGAAGATGAGGGTAGTGTTTACGCACGTGCGGTTAACTGTGCAATGCACCATATCAATATCATTTTAACTTTGGACATTCCAACGATGAGTGAAGGTGATGAGCAGGATTTTTACGATTGGTACAAGTTGGTAAAATTAGAACTGCAAAAGTTATGAAGGTGATATATGAATTCACGGATGAAGACAATGAGGAACTTCAAATGTTTCAACAATCTCGAAAACTATGGGTGACCTTTTGGGAACTTGAGCAGGAGCTGCGCAATTGGGTCAAGTACAATAGCCAAAACCTTTCACCTGAAGAACTGGAAGGAGTGGATAAATTCCGTACACGATTCTACGAAATCATAAATGAAAATCAAATTAAATTAGACTAATGACTGAGCAAGAAATAAAGCACACCTACACGATGGCTATCCTATTTGGTATGTGGCTAAAAGAACCAGGACAACGCAAACGACTTTCCAAGGTTGATGTTGTTGATCTATTCGATGAATGGATTAAATTGATAGCTAAAGATTTGGACAAAGATGAATAAGATAAAAGTATCACTTGACTATAATACCATAACGGTAAAGCAGTATGTTGACTTCATTTTAAATGATGGTAATGAGGTAGGTCAAGTGTCCGCTATTCTCGGACAGTCCAAAGACTTTGTCAGGCAGTTAGCACCTGATCAGTTGCAAAATGCAATTAACGCATTTAAGGCAGTCATTGAGCAGCCACAAGCTAATAAACAAAATCGATGGAAGGACTATGGATTTGTGCCAGACATCAACGCTATCTCATTTGGTGAGTGGCTTGACCTTGATAGCAATTGCAAAGACTTTCCAAAGAACTTGAATAAGATACTTGCAATTCTTTATAGACCAATCAGCAATCAGTTAGGCAATAAGTACGGAATAGAACCGTACACTTCAGCACACCTAAAAAATGCTGATGACTTCAATGATATGCCGTTATCAATTGCCAATGGTGCATTGGTTTTTTTTTCGACTATCGAAAAAGAATTGGTGAACACTTCGCTTCAGTTTTTGGATTCACAAGTGACGAAGAATCTGAAGGAGGCGATGACGATGATGGAGGAGGCATTGCAACAAGCGAACTCTCAAGTAAATACGGATGGTTTCACGTCATCGAAGAATTAGCAGATAGAGACGTAACAAAGTTTGATGCCATCACAAATACGCAAGCTTCTACCATCTTTGCTCATCTATCTTATCGGATAGATTATTTTAACTTTCAAAAGCAATTATTGTCTAAAACGAACCACTAAAGCTACTTAACTAATATGAGCGCATCTTCACTTTATACATACAACGTAGTCATTGGTAAATTCGAGGAGTTTGCCAATAGCCACGCATTGATAAGACGTTTCACACACGGCCAAATATCTCAAGCTGATTTAGAAAAGGAAGGCGAATGGCCTTGGATGCACGTAACCCCTACTTCATTTTCATTTGATGCAGGATCATTAACGTATTCGTGGGATGTCTATTTTTCCGACATACCACGTGACAAGGAGTTAAAGACTGAATATCAAAGACAATCAATGAGTGAGTGTATTCAACTTGCAGGTGATTTCGTTAATATGTTGGAAAACGGAACAATATTCGATGAATCAGTTGTATTGGGTAAGCCAATTTCAGCACAACCATTCATTGAAGAATTCTCTCACGTATTAACTGGTGTGCAATTGTCAATTGATATAACAGTAGATTACGAGTGGAACTCTTGTGACATCCCATATATCGGTAACTGATGAAGAAACTACAATACACCACTAATGATCCTGCAGCCTCTACGGATTATCTCGCAGGGGACAATACTTGGAAAACTATTCCAGGCGGTGGGGGTGGTAGTGGCATCCCAAAGGGGACAACTTCAGGAACTGATACTTACACCACAACCATTAGCGGAATAACTGCCTATAACGATGGTGATGCCTATCTAATTAGATTCGCCATTGGCAATACAACGGGTGCAACTTTGAATATCAATTCACTTGGAGCAAAAGATTTGTATCGAAATAATAACGGCTTGTTGATAGGTGGAGATATAATTGATGGTGCGGAAATGTTTTGCATTTACAACACTACGCTTAACGGATTCCAAGTTATTGGAACTGCTCCAAATACTTTGCTTGCATATGTAACCAATGATGATTCCGTTACTATTACAAGAGGCCAACCCGTGTACGCATTTGGGGGTACTGGTGACCGATTGACCGTGAAGCTTGCATACAACACAACAGATGCGACATCTGCTCAAACCGTTGGATTAGTTGTATCAACTTCAATAGCTGCTAATCAAAAAGGGTTAATAATCGTGAATGGGTTACTTGATGGATTAAGCATTTTACCGACATCAACTTTTGCGGATGGAGATGCTATTTATTTAGGAGCAACTGCGGGAACAATTACGAATGTCAAACCAACTGCGCCTAATCATTTGGTATATCTCGGATTTTGCACAACTGCAAGCGCAGGGGCTGCAGGTCGTATGTACGTGCGTGTTCAGAATGGTTATGAATTACAAGAATTGCACAATGTCAAAATCACATCGGTTGCAAATAATGACATCTTAAAATATAACTCATCTAATCAACTTTGGGAAAATAGCAACGTGCTATCTACTAAACAAGATACAATTACTGGAGCAGCATCAACTATTACAACTTCAAATTTAACTGCATCAAGAGCATTGGTTTCTGATGGTAGTGGCAAGGTTGCAACCAACGCAGTAACATCAACTGAATTGGGTTATTTAAGTGGGGTGACTTCAAATATTCAAACGCAATTAAATTCAAAGGCATCAGTAACAAAATCATTTTTATTTGGAACGTGGGGTAATGCTACAGTTGCAGCCAATACAACTGTATACAATGGATTCGTTACAGGTGGTCATGTGGTAGCTGCTAATGAATTTACAAGAGTTACTATGATTCCGGTGGCGTGTAATTTATCTGATTTTATCATTAGGTGCAATCCACAAATAGCAGGTAACACATTGACAATCACGTTGAGAAAAAATGGAGTTGATACCGCTTGCGCTATTGTAATTGCAGGAGGTTCTGCGGCAGGTAATTATTCAACATCAACATCAGTAGCTTTTGCAGCAGGTGATTTTACATCAATAAAATTAGCCAATGTTGGAGCAAGTGTTGCAGGTGCAATTATTGGTGGATCAATTTTAGTAAGTATATGAGATATACAATAACAAATCAAGGTGAGTTGCAAATACTCCACGTCATTGAACACAACATCTTTTTTGGATGGGATATGTCAGATAATTATATTGATTTTAGAAATGCATTAGAAGTCAAAGGAGTTGAAGTCTTTGTTGACCTTTTAATAGATAATCCAAACACGGCATTTACAATCTTCTGCAATGGCTAATAATCCACTCACACAATTGATGAATGACTTTGGCCAAGAGGTTGTCGAAAAGGCAATGCTAAATCTTGGAGTCTATCGCACAGTGAACGGAAAGAAAAGAAGGGCGGTTGCATCCGATACCTTACGCAAGTCGTTAGCATTTAGATACGATAGCAAATACAAGCGAATTGATTTCTTTGCAAAGGGTAAAGCTTCTGATTATGCCTACTATGTAGAGGAAGGAAGGAAGCCAGGTCGCAGACCTCCAACGGATGCGATACTGCAATGGATGAAAATTAAAAAGATTTCACCACGCAATGAGAATGGCTCATTTAAAAAGTTTGCAACTCCAAAAGCAAGGGAGAACGCAATGGAAGCAATAGCATACAATATCAGTATGTCAATTGGTAGAAGGGGAATCAAACCCCTATTTTATTATAGAGATGCAGTCAATGAAACGTTAGTTGATTTTAATGATCGATTTATGGCAGCGTTAAAGAGTGAAATCACAATAGCAATAGAAGAAAATTTATCAGGTACAATTAAAGTATAAATAATGGCATATACAACGGCATTAAGAGGATTATCAGCGCAGGGCAATACTGAATTTACAGGTATGTGCTACTCAAATAATGATGTTTCATTTACAATGACATCAACCGAGTTTGCTAATGCAGGTTTTAAATACATAGTAAAGATTACTGATGGCATTACAAATGATGAATATAAATTTTACATTTCACCCAATTCGGTGGGTAGCGGTGTATTCAATACCAAGACTATCTTTAACCAACTAATCAAAACTGAAGTTACAATTGATGGAGGGGATGATGTTTTATTGCAAATAACTGAACCCACATTAGTCAACAATAATTTGGTTAATAGATTTACAGTTGATTTATACGAAGGTTATGAGGTGGGAGGGGTATTTACAGAGGATGAATCAGTAGCGGTTGAATACTCATTAATGTGCGTGTACGGAAAGGGTAAAAGCAATTTCTTGGTGATGGGTTCAAACGAAACTCCACCAATTGCATTGTCGCAATATTATGATAATACGATTGGATTTGGAAATGAAACGGTTGCTACACGCATTAATATTCCTTTAAGCTTACAATCTGAAATTATCAATTGGCAACGTGTATCAAGATCAAATGTTTTAAGTGCAAAAGATAGCGCTTATAAGATTTTGAGCTTCATCGCTGATGATGGCACTTACATAAATGATAATTATCCGTATAGAACGATAACTCATATCAAATATAATTTATTTGATGGTGAATTTAATTCTGTAGCAGCATTTTTGATACCAATTACTTTTGATGATGGGGCTATCTTACACATTCCTGCAGGTCTTAAAAATTTAATTGATGGTGCTTACATAGATCAAAATGAGGCTGATGATACTATATTTTGGACAATCTCAGGTTATGATGAAGAAGCTGGCGATGTTACCGCCAAATACGGATTTTACATTGACGAAGATTGCAAACACAATCCAGTTCACGTCTATTGGCTTAATCAATTGGGTGGATGGGATAGCTACTCATTTATTAAAAAAAATGAAAGGTCAATTGATGTCGAAAAGAAAAGGTATAAGACTTATTTAGGTAACTATAACACGGCTGATGTAGATAACCCATTTGATACTAAAAATTATTCACGTGCATTAACCGAGCGTGAGCCAATCGTAAAGACGTTCATTAACTTGACAAGTGATTGGTTAACGGAGTCTGAATATAAGGCAATGAAAGATTTATTCTATTCAAAGTCGGTGTGGATGGTTGATGATAACGTGGATGGGTATAGTATTTTGCCAGTTGTTGTTGAAGATACCAACTATTTGATGAAGCGTGAACGCAACTTCAGAAAATATAATCAAACCTTGCGCCTTCAATTGGCCAATGAATATGATACTATAAATACAACTGTCACTACTTATCCTATTCCTGCGCCTGAGCCTTGTTCTTATTTCAACATATTTGCCAAAACTGGAGGTAATACCCATTTGAATTTAGGGCCTGTTGTTGATAATGCGTGTGTAATTGTTGTAACTAATGCAACTATGGGAAGGTATATAAATATTTCTGTTAGAGATTCATCAAATAACACACCAATACCAGGTCAAACTTATTATGTTGAAATCAATTATGATTTTACCGTGCCATCACCTACTGTAATGGGATTCTTAGCATTGGGTAATACTTCAACTGGTGGCGGTACATTAATACAATCGAATTTCAACACGCCAGGAACACCAATAATTGTTAATGCCGTATGGG